TCCAGAAGTTACCGCATACAACTCAGCTTTCTTTTGAGGATAACGAAGAAGATTTTCATCGTTTTCGTCATGCGTAAGAGTCTGAGCAAGAGTCAGTCCCAAAGGAGTAGTTGAGCCATCACATGGTGTGACCTTGAGGGGAACGGATGGGTAATAGTTACGAGCAACGTAAGGATAATTTCTCTCACCGAGCAGTCCGCCGTCAGCGGCGTTAAGCTCAACAGGATCTTTATCCATGTCTTTCGCACTCACGGAAACGAGCATGCCAGCGTCTGCATTTGTGTCCGATGGTTTGGAGTTAACCACGTCCATCGAAAACAAATTAACAACGTCGTTCTCGTCGTACTGTCGGAATGGTAATATTCGAATAGCCATGTTATTTCTTTGTTTTAAAAATTAATATTTGATTGAAATGTTTTCTTGGGAAAAAGCTTTTTCAAATCTGTCAGACAAAGATTCTTCTTCTAATGATTCAGAATTATTGTTTGGAATTGATTCTTCTCCTGTTTCTACGTTCTCAAGGGCTGCGTCAACAACTTCAGCAGGCTCTTCCTGATCGTTCTTAGAAAGTCTTTTTTCTACTTCTGCAGCAATTTTAGCTTCAAGCTCTTCAGCTTTAGCCTTGATTGCTTCTTTGTTTTTGTGAGACCAAATTTTAGAAAATTTTTCTTTATAAGAAGAAAAAGCTTCTTCACCAGACTCTAAACTTTTAACTTCAGAAGCGATAATTTCTAAATCTTCTTCAGACAAATCATATTCGTTAGACAATGATTCCATTCTCAGATTAAAAGCTTCTTGAGAGTCTCGAGCAGCATTTTCATCTTTAATAATTTGTAGGTTTTCGTTAGCAGTCTTCAACTCTTCTTGCAACGCATTATATTTTTCAGCGATCTCAGCCTGGGATTTTTCAAGTTCTGCTGCCTTTGATTCAGCTTCTTCAACTTGAGATTTCCACTCCGAAGACTTCTCTATAATTACGTCGTTAACGAGTTTAGAAATGCTAGCCACGGCTTCCTCGGAGAAATCGTTTGAACGACGTTTCTCGTCAAGAAGTGCTTCTAAGCTATTGATTAGTTTTTCTGTTTCCATAGTATTATGTAAATTTGGTTCCTTTGGTTGAATTACAGTCTTTTTATCTAGATGTGAACTTTTTTCTTTAATTTTATTTAAAAATTGATTATTTGCTTTTGTAGATTGTTCTCGATTTTCTTGCGTCTCTGCGACCAAAACTCCGTTTACGTCCGCAGCAGGTTTAGTTGTAAATGCCACTCCTAATGGATAAACTTCTCCAGTAACAAGTCGATGAACAGATCGCCCATCTTCTAATTTTCCGCTTCCCCCAAAAGCAGTCAAATGCTCTTTATATTCTTCAGCTTTTTCTCCATAGACGACTTCATTATCTTTCAAATCTTCACTTCCAATTGCTACGGCAAATTCATTAAATCCTAGCTCCCAACTTGTAGAAATGATTGTAGAAAAATCTCCATTTTCGTCTGCAGAAGATTCTAATAAATCAGAAAATTGCGGACTTGCATTTTTATAAACAACTGCTGCGAGAGAAATATTAAAAGCTTCTTTTTTTTCTTTTATCTCTTCATCCGAAAGGATAGTACTGTCTTCATAAGACGAAAATCCAGATGAAACAATATGTCCTACAACTTGATCCCGATTGTGTTCAATATTAGTGGGCTTATGAACAAAATAATCTTTTATAGATAATGCGATATCAGAATCAATCCCATCTCCGTTTTTATTAAATTTATTTACCACTGCCGCATTAAATGCAACTCCGAGCAAATCAATATTTCTTTCAAGATTGATATTTTCAGGAATTAAAGATTCAAGGTTTCTAATAGATGCTTGAGAAATTTGTGTTTCTGATATTGGAGCTGCAGAAGCCTCCGTTTCAAACTCAAAAGAGGCGGAATACTTAAAGTCTTTCATTATTTGTTTAGATTATCGTAATCAGCTTTGCTGCAAAATTTTGTCATTTTTGTTCCGTCATCATCCACAGCCGTAAATGCGTATCTTTCACTCACTTTACCAGTTTTAGTTGTTTTCGCATAAACTTTTTTCTCAACTTGGGAAGAGTCGATCTGGACTTTTTCTTTTTTTCTTACGTTATAAAATTGAATCATAAAAATTTATACACACATTTTAGTCTTTTTTCTTGCTGTGAAATAAAATTGCAGCGGGATACTCGCTTAATTCATGAACAGAAGAAATTTCAGATATCTCTTCAATGATTCCTAAATTAGATATTTTATTAAAATCTTCTATGCATGCCATACCTACATCAACCCATTTTTCTTGAGTTGACGACAGGACAACCGACTGCACAAGTTGATCTATAGATTTGCCTTGTTCTTCGGACAGCTTTCTTTTTTTGATTTTCTTTTTCATGCTTTTATTTAATTCAGACCTTAAATCCTCAATTGCATAAACAGTTTCCTGTATTGATTTTTGGCTATAGCTTGCAGTTGCTCCAGTAGGTCTACCGACCTCTTGAGGAACTTTATTTTGAGGTTGACCAGGTTGCTGGCCAGGCTGCTGACCTTGCTTAATCATTTCGCTTTTATTTTTCGCGTCCTGTTTAATCTTTTCTTTTGACAGTTTTTCGTCAACTTTTCTTTGCTCTTCTGCCCCAGGAGGCTCTATAGAAGGCACTCCTCCGACTAAAGGGTTATACATACCTTGCTCTCTCTGCCTTACATATTCTTCTTGATTTTTTTCCAACTGTTCAATAGATGGGTATACTCCTGTTTGTATAGTTCTAAGGCCATCTTCTGGAGTCAATATACCCAATTCAATTAATCGGGTAGCAATTCTTTGTAATTGAACTTCGTCCTTAATGTCAATATCTTCAAATTTTGCTTCAGGAAATTGCCGAAAGCCCATATTCCTGCAAACCATCTTAATCTGAGGCTGCAAGAAATCTTGAATAAACGCGTTCCTAGCTTCTTTTAATCTTTCTAAAAATATTTGAGCCTTGACTTGGGTATTTGAGAACTTTTCTTGACCAACAATAACATTTTGTAAAGCATCTCTAATATCCGCGTTTACTATTTCATACTTTTCGGGACCAAGAATTTTATTGATTTCGGGAATAACAAAATTAGCTTTGGTTGTATAGTCGCTCACTAATACCCTCCCAACGCTTTCATTTAAAAATAAAGATTGCATTGCGTTTAAATTGGTTGGGTTTATACCTCCTTTATCTGGTTCTGCACCCATGGTAATTAATAGAATTACATTTTCAACAGTTCTACTAATTGCTTGATCCACTTTCTTTAATTCGATTTTCCAGTTTAAGTCATCTAATACTGGAAAGCCAAAAGGAATTGCAAATGGCTCGTAATCTTGTTTTTTATAAAAGCTATAATTTAATTTAGTTGGATCAAGTTGAACATAAATGCCTTCTCTAGAAAATCTTTTTTCTTTTATTTCTTTTTTAGTTTTTTCTGGTAAAGCATCATAAAATTCTTTATCTTCCTTGGTTTTTGGATTGCGCAACCTATCTAATTCATACTCTGACAAAACCTTTTTATAGTCTCCTTCTTCAAATGCTGTAGTTTTAGTAATAACGATATCATATGGATTTAAAAGTATATACTTTATGGGAACCTGACCAAGAGGCAAGGAAGAAGAAGCTTTTGATTCAGCGTAAATAGTAGAAATCTTCTTTAAATCTTCTTTATCAAATTTTCCATCTACTCTATACAAAAATACATTACCAGACCTATAGTATTCCCTAAAATATTGATCTTTTAAATTCCACACTTTAATTTTATTTAACCAGCGATCAATAAATTGTCTAGCAGGCTCAGTACCCCCTTCTAAATGTATTTCTGAGTTAGCAAATTCGGCCATTATATCTATAGCGTTTCTAAAAATCGCAATATTGGCATAAGCCTTTTGGCATAATTCTATTGCATCTTGTATTGAAACTCCTGAAGAGCCTGACTCAAAAGGTAATATTCCTTCTCTAATATTTGCGTATTTATTTTGCTTGCGTCCTTTATATGTAGAATTGCTTTTTTTAACTCCGCCCCTGCCTGACGAAGGTTGGCTTCTAGATATCGTTGAAGATTGAGAATAATAACTTTCGCCGCAAAACTTAGGCTCAGTAGGATCTTGATTTTGTATTAAATCAGATAGGTTATTATTTGGTTGCTCAAATTTATTCCAATAATCTGAACGTTTAGTATATTTTCTTGCCATAGATTATAGTACACACAAAAGTATAAAAGTAAAGTTAAAGTTAACTTTTAACTTTAGCGTATAAACATTGGAGTAAAGGTATATACCGTATTGTCTTTAGAATCGATAAAATCATAATAAGTCTTTATCATCCAATTGCCCAAAACCAAGGCAGAGTAACTATCCTTTCTCGCCTTCTCTGGGCCAGTTTGTCTTTTTAAAGATGGGGGCAAATCAAACGTTTGCGTTCCCTGCGGAGAGGTTGTAATTTGAATAAGAGAGCACTCTCCTCGTGTTGCATGAATCATAGCTTCTTGATGCTCAACAAAATCAATCATTTTTGCAGCGTCAGATTGATTGTCTTTATCAATGATATTCGAGAATTTTAAATCATTAATAGGTATTTTCTTTTTTCTCTGCTCTTCATAAAAATCATCAATCGCAGGAGACGCAAAGTATATTCTTTTGTGATCAAAGTTAGATTGCAACAATTCATTTGCTCTGCGAATCCATGCGCTTGTAGGTTTTCTCAAGATACATATTTTTTTGCTTTTCAAATCATATTGAGACTTTGCATCCAATAAAGCTTTTTGATATTCTTCTATATTGTCAAAATCTGCATCAAGCATTTTTATATTAATATTACTATTTTTAAAAATAGAGCTTTCATTTGCTGCGCTCAAAAACTGAACTCCTCCATTATAGTCTCCAACGATTCCCACAATATTAAAATGGGTCAATAAATAATGCATGTATAATATATGTGATTTCATAGGCGCTCCAGCCAAAGCGTAACTATGCACAAGAGTACCTAATTTTTTTTGATCGCTTAGCTTAAAAACTTGAATTGCGAAATTATCACTGCTTTCACTTTCTGCCCAACTAGGGTCAAACGCCATTATATATTTTGCGCCAACCTCTCCAGAAACTTCTACGCTTGGAGAAACACCTTCAGGCAACACGCATTCAGCCATTTTGGACGTTTTAAAGTATCCAGAACTATCATCTGTAAAGACTGCGCCAAATTCCCTATCAAATTGAGATTGACTCATAGAACTTTTAGCTTGGTCAATGAGGTTTTGATCATATAACTGTAAAGGAGCACAATCATAACTAAAGTGCATAATAACACGATTAGCTTCAGAAGGGTTTTTATTCCCAGTTTTAATTAATTCTTCAAATTGGCTATATACTTTGTACATATATTCAAACTTGTAGCTTGCAGAAGATAGCATAATGAGCTTATTGTTCGGCCATACATACCTATCCTCCTCTTTCATCTTGCCTTGGTTTATAAGCCCTGTTTCGAGCTTATAGAGGTCATCTCGTTGAGTTGGGTTTTCAACGACACTCAAAAAAGGGATAATAACCTCATTATAAATTCTTTCAGGCATCAGCAAAAACTCATCAATAATAATTCTATGAAACCTAAATCCCCGAAGCTTTTCACCATCACCCAAAGGAAGAGCGTGAATTTGACTTTCTCCAATGTGCATACTCCATTGATCATTAGTTTTTGAGGTTTTAGTTATACATTGGGCAAGCAAAGCGGCTTCAGGTTTATTTGCAATATCTTCTATTTTTTTAAAGATCATTTTAGACTGCCTAAAAGATTTTGAAATTATTCCAATTTGAACCCCTTGATTTAATATGGCATCTAAAAATGCAAAAACTCCTGTTGTCCACGATTTAGACATTCCTCGGCTCCATACCCCGAGAAAATAATCTGTTTGAAACATAGATTTAATCCCGATATGTTGAAACGGAAAAAGCTTTACCCCTGCGAGCAGATCCGCAGCAAACGTAATATTATTTCTTAAAAATTTATATAATAATAATTTTGCCTCTTTTTCTTCTAAAAATCCTTTTTTTGAAAGTATCAAATCATTAATATCTTTGAACGATTCTCGAGTTAATTGCTTTCCTGTTTCCCAAGTCATTTCTTTTTTTCTCTAATTCTTTTGTCTATATGAAACTGCATATCACAATTCCATAGTTTTTTTCCCTCTATTAGTAACCTTGGAATCAAAAACTCAGATGCTGCTCGACCACCAGAGAATATAAATTGACAATTTTTTGGGTACTGATTAATTAACTTTCTTGTATTATGCCAGATGTATGCAAGATTAGCCTTATGCGCAGAAAAACTATTGTTTTTTTTAATTAAATTAATACTTGAGTCAACGACGATATATAAAAAGCTATCGAATTCTACAGCTCGTTCAATTTCTTTAATAAATCTACTAAATCCAACAGATAGAGTTGATTTAAAATCAGCTTCACTTTTTCGATCAATATAAGTATAAGAATACTGATCTCCGCCCGTGGTATAGTCCCCGAAATCTAATTTTAAGGTTCTAGATTTTTTGAATTGCAATGGCTGCTGTTCTCTTGTGTCA